CTTTATTATAGATGAAGATTTAATTACATGGCAAAGTTTACAAAAATGGTTATATCAAATTGCCAATCCAAAAGGATTTGATGGTAGAAATACCAAACCTGTTAATAATTATTCTGATGCCACTCTAACAATTCTTACCAACCTTAATAATTCTAATCTAAGAATACAATACCATAATGTATTTCCTACCGGTTTATCTGATATAGATTTTGATACTAAACAATCAGCGGATGATATTATTACAGCTTCAGCCACTTTCAGATACGATTACTACGAAATATTGACGGCATAAGTAATATATGATATAATGTTTTTATTTGAGGATATATTATGGAAACACTTGAACAGATATTAAAATATTGGGATAAAGATGCGATTATTGACCAGACCGAACCGTCTAAAGAGTTAATACGCATACCAATACTTCACAGCAAATACCTACAGATTCTCACCAAACATAAGATTGCCTCTAAGAAGGCTTTCTTTGATTTTCAGCGTATGAAGAAAACAAAATGGGAATATTATACAGGTAAAATGTCACAAGAACAATTAGAAGAATTTGGCTGGGAACCTTTTCAGTTCACACTCAAGTCGGATGTCTCCACGTATTTGGATTCTGATGTAGATTTAATTAAACTACAAGAGAAAAAAGTATACCATGAAGAAGTGGTTGCGGCTTTAGAATCTATAATGGGTGAATTAAAATCTAGAACTTTTCAGTTACGTGACTTTATATCTTGGGAGAAATTTGTTGGCGGCCAATGATGTAGTCATATCTAAACTCAATGAAGTGTATGTTAAAGTAATTGCTGAAAAACATATACTCAGAGAGATGTCCGAGTACTTTACTTTTATGGTACCTGGTCATCAGTTTACTCCGGCCTTTCGTAATAGAATTTGGGATGGCAAGATACGCCTACTAGATTTAAGAAACAATCAGATGTATCACGGTTTGATAACATACATAGAAGAATTTTTAAAAGACCGTGGTTATACTTTTGAATACGATGAAACACGAGCTGACTTAGAAGATGAGTGTTCAGTATATCATGCCAAGAAGTTTATTGATTCTTTAAATCTTCACGCTAACGGCAAACCAATCACAATCAACGACCATCAATTAGATGCATATATTGAAGCAATGCAGAAGCGTAGAAGACTTCTATTGTCTCCGACCGCTTCCGGCAAGTCCTTAATCATCTACCTTATCTTTAGACAACTGTATCAGTATCAAGACCTTAAAGGTCTGATAATTGTTCCTACGACTTCTTTGGTTGAACAATTATTCTCAGACTTTGCAGATTATGCCAATGGCTCACTAGAACAATACATACATCGTGTATATCAAGGCAAAGATAAGTCCACGGACAAGCCATTGACAATATCTACGTGGCAGTCTTTATATAAGATGCCTCCAGAGTTCTTTCATCAGTATGATTATATTATTGGTGATGAAGCACACTTATTCAAGGCTCAATCGTTAGCCACTATAATGACTTCATGTATTAATGCTAAGTATCGTATTGGTCTTACTGGTACTCTAGACGGTACTAAAACACATAAACTCGTATTAGAAGGTTTATTTGGTGCAGTAAAGAAAGTTATTACTACCAAAGAACTGATGCAACAAGGTAAAGTATCAGACTTTGAAATTAAATGTTTGGTACTAAAACATTCAGACGATATATGTGAGCAGATGAAAGATGCAGATTATCAAGCTGAAATAACATATCTTATTGAAAATGAATCACGTAATAAATTTATAAAAAATCTTGCTCTTTCATTAGAGAAAAACACTCTAATCCTATATCAAATGGTAGACAGGCATGGTAAAATATTGTATAATATGATTAGAGATTCAGAAAAGATTGGAGATAGAAAAGTCTTCTTTGTACATGGCGGAACTGATACATCAGATCGTGAAGAAATACGTAGAATTATGGAGAATGAAAATGATGCAATTATTGTGGCTTCTTTTGGTACTTTTAGTACTGGAATTAATATTCGCAATTTACATAATATTATCTTCGCATCTCCGTCAAAGTCACGAGTTCGCAATCTTCAATCTATTGGACGGGGACTTCGGAACTCGGAAGGTAAGGAGAAAGCTACGCTCTATGATATAGCCGATGACATGAGACACAAAAAACATATGAACTTTACTTTGCGACACTTTGTGGAAAGATGCCGTATATATAATGAGGAACAGTTCTCATTTAAAATTTACAACATAGGACTTAAAAATGGAAAATGACATTCGCATTGTTAGATTAAAAGACAGTACCGATATTGTAGCTTCTATTGAATTTAAAGAAGATTATGTTATTTTATATGATCCTTTATTAATGACTATACAACATTTTAGAGGAAATCAAGGACAATTGTTATTAGTAAATTGGTTACCACATTCTTTGATTACTGAAAATATAGCTTCCTTGAAAACTGACGATATTCTTATGACTATGATACCAAACGATGAAATGCTAGATCACTATTTGGATACTGTGGAGAAATCCAAATCTTTAAAGGTTAAGAGTATGGAAGATTTATCTGATGAGGAGATGGCTAATATGATGGAAGTTATGGAAGAACTTAACAAATCAGGTAAAGATCTTATAATTCATTAACGTTAACAGACTACACCGTGGACTATATCACAATGTCAAGCCCTTTGTCAACAACTTTTTATGGTATATTTGAATGACTGAACCTAGAAAAACTAAAAATTACATTAACAATCAAGACTTCTTACAAGCTTTGGCAGAGTATAAATCTAAGGCCAAAGAAGCCAAAGAGAAGAAACTCAAACCTCCTCCTATACCGAATTACATAGGAGAATGTTTCATGAAGATTGCCGAAGGGTTGTCACATAAGCCAAACTTTATTAATTATACCTACCGAGATGAAATGATTTCGGATGGTATTGAAAACTGTCTTATGTATTTTGCCAACTTTGATGAAACTAAATCCAAGAATCCATTTGCATATTTTACTCAGGTAATCTTTTATGCCTTCCTTAGAAGGATTCAAAAAGAAAAGAAACAATTATATGTCAAATACAAAGCTACCGAAATGTTTGGTATCCTGGATGAATTTGAAATGTTGGAAGGCGAGGATGGATCCACAAGGCAATTTGAGTTGTATGATAATATAGGTGAGTTCATAGAGAATTATGAGATTGCCAAAAAGAATAAAAAAGACGAGAAAGATGCCAAGAAGAAGCCAAAAGGATTAGAGAAATTCATTGAGGCTTGACAAGTGTAATACATTATGATACAATCTGATTTATGAAAATAGTATTAATAACGGACCAGCATTTCGGTGCGAGAAACGATTCCATTCACTTTTTAGATTATTATGAGAAGTTTTATAGAGACACTTTTTTTCCTGCTCTTGATAATAACAATATACGTACTGTTCTCATTCTTGGGGATACGTTTGACCGGCGTAAATATGTAAACTTCTACACTCTACAAAGAACTAAGAAAATGTTTTTTGATGGATTGTTTGATCGAGGTATTGAAGTACATATGTTGGCTGGTAACCATGACACATACTTCAAGAATACAAACGATGTAAACTCCGTAGATTTGTTGTTACGTGAATACGGTAATATCAATGTGATAGATCAACCTACACATATCTATGTTGGTCCTCATAAAATTTGTATGATTCCTTGGATTTGTGCTGAAAATTACAACGATTCAATTCAAACTCTTGAAGACTCTGATGCACCTATTTGTTGTGGCCATTTTGAGATTGAAGGATTTGTAATGCATCGTGGCCAAGTGGCTACTGAAGGATTGAAACGAAGTCTTTTCAGAAAGTTTGCTGACACTTTTTCAGGTCATTATCACCACCGTTCTAGTGCTGATGGTATTACTTATCTTGGTAATCCATATGAACTAACTTGGCAGGACTATAACGACACTCGTGGATTTCATCTCTTTGATTTGGAAACTTATGATCGAGAATTTATTCCTAATCCTAATATAATGTTTCATCGTATCGTTTACGATGATAAGTTAGAGTCTATATCTGAGATAACTAATAAAGACGTTACAAGTTACACAAGTACTTATGTTAAGGTGGTAGTAGTTAATAAAACCAATCCTTATTTGTTTGACAAGTTCATGAATAACTTGTATAATATAAATCCAATTGACATTACTATTGTCGAAGATTTTACCGAGTTAACGGAAGGAGTAGATGATGAAATGGTTGACCAAGCTCAAGACACGATTACTATACTCAACAAGTACGTGGATACTATACAAGATGATAGTATTGACAACACCGTTTTAAAAAGTATATTACAAGAAATTTATGTAGAAGCTTTGAATACTGATACAGCATGATATTATTTGAAAAAATTCGTTGGAAGAACCTGTTAAGTACAGGTAATGCCTTCACAGAAATTAACTTTACCAAGTCTACTAATACTCTTATTATTGGACATAATGGTGCCGGCAAGTCAACTATATTAGATGCCTTGTGTTTTGGTCTATTTGGTAAACCGTTTCGAAAAATAAACAAGCCGCAATTATTGAACAGCATCAATAACCAAAACTGTGTAATTGAGATTGAGTTTAAGATTGGTAAGAAAGAATATAAGGTCATTAGAGGTATCAAGCCTAATACATTTGAAATTTTTTGTAATGGCGTATTGGTGAACCAGGATGCGAAAGCTAAAGACTATCAAGAACATCTAGAGAAGTTTATTCTCAAATTAAACTATAAGTCTTTTACGCAAGTAGTCATCCTTGGTTCTGCCTCTTTTGTTCCTTTTATGCAGTTATCTCCTGGTGACCGCAGAAACATCATTGAAGACTTATTAGATATTCAAATCTTTTCCTCAATGAACTCTGTGGTTAAAGATAAACTATCTGAGATTAAAGATGAGGCATCTAAAGTTAAGTATGCCATCTCTTTGACCGAAGAAAAGATTGAATTACAAAACCAGAACATAGAAGAAAACAAAAAACATAACGAAGCCGAAATACAAAAGAAACGTGATGAGTTGGTAGAGAATCAAGAACATTTAGATAAACTTAATAAAAATATTATATTAATTCAGAAACATATATCTGTGTTACAATCCAAGATTGCAGACAATGAATCGGTAGAAAAGAAAAACAAGAAGTTGTTTCAACTAGAAGCCAAGGTAGAGTCTAATATTAAAAAAGTTAAAAAGGATATTGAATTCTATGAGCAAAACGATAACTGTCCAACCTGTAGACAATCAATTGACGAAGGATTCAAAGAGTCCCAAGTTAGTGAACGTAAAGATAAAATCAATACTCAACAAAAGGGTCTTGAGGAAATTACGCAGGAAATTAACAAACTCAACACCAGATTAACAGAAATTGGTGAAGTAGTTAAACATATTAATGCACACGGTAATGAGATAGTTAAACATACATCTACCATATCAGCCATAACAAAATATATGGCAAAATTGAATAATGAGATCGGTGAGTTAACAACAAGAAAAGATAATATGGCAGAAGTAAATGCCAAGTTATTAGCCTTGAAATCTGAGTTATTTAATCATAACACAACCGGTGAAAAACTTTCTATTGACAAACATTACTATGATTATGCATCCACATTGTTGAAAGATACTGGTATTAAAACTAGAATCATCAAACAATACTTACCGATCATGAATAAGTTAATCAATAAGTATTTAACGGCAATGGACTTCTTTGTAAATTTTAACATAGACGAGAACTTTAATGAGACAATTAAGAGTAGGCATCGTGACGAGTTTTCTTATGCTAATTTTTCCGAAGGAGAAAAGATGCGTATTGACTTGGCCTTATTGTTTACCTGGAGACAGATTGCCAAACTGAAGAACTCAACTAATACCAATTTGTTGATACTTGATGAAGTATTTGATTCAAGTCTTGACTTAACTGGTACAGAAGAATTTATGAAATTGATACACGAGATAGGTGCAGATACAAATGTATTTGTTATATCTCATAAAGGCGACCAACTCTTTGACAAGTTTAGGTCGGTAATTAAGTTTGAGAAGTATAATAATTTTAGTAGGATAGCAAAATGAATGATGTGATTGATAAAGATAGTACTAT